CTTTCTTCAAGATCGCCTGCTTGGTCAATTAACTTATTAAAAAGTTTGATGGCGCGTTTAATGCTAGCTTGCTTCGCTTTTTCAGCAGCTTTAGTTTCACTTAGTATATCTGTAACTTTCATTTTACTTATTTCTATTATCCATTGTATCTGCTGATGGCGTTTTGCCAGGTTGTATTCCTTTTACTTTTGCAGGCTTTGCTGATGGTGTATTACTTGTAACTTTTTTTCCAGCGGCATCCACACTCCATTTATATATCTCTGGATCAAACTCTTGATCCTCATGATCTGATTTTCCAGGGTTCATGTCAATCTCGTCGTTTCCTTTTTTTGGACTGCCATAAGGATTCTTTTTTGGTGCTATATTACTACCAACTGGCGCCTTTGATGTTTTAGGCGTCATCGGATCTTCTGTTAGTATGTCTGCAATTTTCATTTTACTTATTTCTATTATCCATTGTATCTGCTGATGGCGTTTTGCCAGGTTGTATTCCAATCTTCTTTGCAGGTTTTGCTACTGCTGTAGGTTTTGATTGGTCAAACTTAGCAGACGCTTGAGGGTTTGTTGCGGCGCCTGACATATTTGTTGTTGAAGCAATATTAGCGCGGGGTTTATTTGAACCAAATTCGCCGGCGGCACTAGGAGTTTGTCCTGCCTTGGCACCAGGGTTAACTATAGCTGATTTCTTTGTTTTTGCTACTGGTGTACCAGCAAACTCACCTGCATCCATTGGTGTTGGTGCTTTCTTTGTTTTTGCTACTGGTGTACCAGCAAACTCACCTGCATCCATTGGTGTTGGTGCTTTCTTTGTTTTTGCTACTGCTGTTGGTTTTGCTACTGGCATACGATCAGCGCCACCTCCTCTTGGTGCAGGAGCGGCCTTTAGTTTTGCTACTGCTTTGCTTACATCAGCGCCCTTGCCACCAAATGCATCTAAGCCAACTGTATTTCTTCTCGCCGCGGCCGCGCGGAATTTATCTGCTATTGGATCTGAGGTGAACTTACCTTTAAGCCAATCTAAAAACGAAGCCTCAGATAAAAGGCTATCATTTTCTAATAAAATATCTTTAATTTTCATAATTGTGAAATCCTGTAAAAACGTTTTATATATTTATGCTAATTAGCACAATTTTAATATTAAAATTCTTCGAAACCTGGTGGGGATATTCTATTAGTGCCTGAAACTCCTACCGTATCCTGTAATGCTTTCTCAAACACTGCTGAGTCTCCTAACGATTTAGTTGCGCCACTAAGCATGTTTTCTAATGAACTTTTAAATTCATTGTCCTGCATTTTAGATGCTAATGATGAAGCAAAGCCTGTCAATGCTTGAACATTTTCTATAACCTTAGGTGCATCTGTTAAAGGTAAACTCATTTTTGCCCAAGCATCTTTTTCTTTTTGCATAATTGCGGCCACTTTTGCGGCTGCCGCGTCTGCGGCATTGCTATCTGGAGCATCTGGTAAAAGTCTAGAAAGAACAGCATTTAAACTTAACTGACTAGAAGCATTGTCTGGAATAGGCGTAGGGTCTGCACCAATACCTTCAATAGTTCCGCCGTCACTGCTTGCTGTAACATCTGTCCAATCTCCATAACATGCATTCTTAATCATTTCATAAACTTCAGTATTTCCAGAGAGTGCATCTTGATATTCTTTTAACGCTTGTTCAAACTCGCTTGGCTCTTCAGTTCTATTACCAAATTCATCATAGGTAACTGTAGGACCCATTACTGATCCCATCATGTCTTTAAAAGTCATAGCACCATTTTCTCCACTGCCGCCGCCGAATTGATCTGTTAAACTAGTTACTGCCGCCGAACTTACTTTAGTTCCTCCGGAAGGCGCGTCGCCTTGACCAGGAACCCACGCATTAATGCTTAAACCACCTAATGCATTGCTAAGTTCTCCAATACCCTCATTAGCAAGTGCGCCAAAATTTCCAGCAAAGTCTTTTACATAATTAGAATATTCGTCAGTGCTAATTGCGCCAGCAGATGAAATTGCCTTGTCTAAAAAGTCTGCTCCTGTGCTACCCGAACCGGCGCATCCTAATGCATTTTTCATTTCAGCAATAGCAGTAGGGTCGGTTACACTGGATAATAAATTTTGTGCTTCTGTATCTGTAAAGTCTGTTAAATCTAATGTGCCTAATGTTTCCATGGCAGTATTTCTAATGCCAGGAAGGCCTTGAACTGATTCCAATAGTGCTGTTGCTCCTTCTTCTAAAGGAATATTTCCTAATGTTTTCAGTGTATCAGCCGCGCCAGTAAACGTTGCGCCAGTTATTCCTCCTGACGCCATTGGTGCAAATTGTCCTGCTACTTTTGCTAAACCAGAAATATTTTCAGAAGCGCCAGTTACAGCATTATGCATTGCTTTCTTTGATTGGCTAACTGCTGATTCAATTTGCCCAAAGTTTTCTGCAAATTTAGACAAATCTGTGGGCAATATAGTTTTCATATGGCCTTCAATAGCGTCAACAAACGCGCCATCACCCCATTCAGTTTGTAATGATACGGGAGTATTACCTGTTGAAGAACCTAAGTTTCCTATTTCTTCAACAAATATAGATGAAATGCCAAATATGCCACTTTCGTTAGCCGCAGAATATGCATTATTAGCTGCTCCGACCATTTCTTGAGCAACTGCTATTTTACTTTTAATACCATCTATTAAATTTTGAGTAGTAACTGGTATTTGAATTCCAGTACCTTTTAATAATTCCGCTAGTGCCTCTGTTTCTAAACAGCGATCACCGGTCGCGCAATCTTTTTCAGCCATTTAATTAATCTCCTATCACAACGTCTGGACTACCTACGGATCTTGGGTGTCCGCACGTATCTATGTCTACATCTGTTCTAAGCGCAGGCTTGCCTTCTATAATAACCGATTTACAAGTAGAAACGGTTAAAGCATTGCAATGTGTACCTGGAATAGGGCAGGGAGCGTGTGGTGATACACTCATATCGGGTATACCGGCTGGTAACCCGTTAATTAAGACAGACTTTGCTCCATTTGTCGCAATGCCGCCTGCTGTATTAGGATCGTATTCTCTTTGTGCTTTGTATGACATATAGTTATTTATAACGTATTATAATAACTATTTATTATCCCATACTAATACCAGTCGTTCCTTGAATATATTGATCTGCCATTGGTTTAACTGTTTTACCAATAACCATACAATGTTTTTGATCCAATTTAATGGTACTATCTAAATCCATAGTAAACATAAATTGTGCGATTCCTACACCTTGTGGTCCCATTTGTAAGGACATTGGCTTTTCTAAAACAACATGAGTTCCTATATGTTCTACATATCTACCAATAATTTCTTCACCAGATGTTAGTTTAATTGAGATAACATCATTCTTTTTGTAATCGAGTTCTAATAACATTTTATATCCTAAGTAACGAGTTGATCGAGAGGTTGTTTAATTAAACCTTGAAACCCACCTTCGATCAACATGTTGTCTTTGTAAATTTGGGGGACAGTTCTAAAACCTTGCTTAATTATCCACTGCTTTGCTTCTTCATTTGTATCTAAATTAACTTCTTTATATTCAATATTGTGTTCTTCTAAATACTGTTTTGCACTAGTACAATATCCACATGTATCTTTACTATATACAGTAATCACTTATTCTGTTCTCCTAAATAATCTCGCATCCACCTGCCGCGCATGCTAGTTCTTGTGAACTGGTTGTCATATCTTGTTCTTCATATTCACTTAGCAATGCCCAGTTAACATCCTTTGGCATTTTTGTTAATAGTTCTTTATATTCTTCTTCTGTGCAGTCTTGATATGGTGCTTGTCTATAAGTATGGTCGCTGAATGGTAAGAACGACACTCCTGACATCATATCAAAGTTGTTGTACACCCACGCGCCAACTTCCATCCATTCATTTTCTTTAACACTGATTGTTACTGATGGCTTGTGTTCGCACCAGTTTTCTTGGTATACTTTCCATAACTCTAGTTGCTCAATAGCACTCATGTCCTTACGATATACCCCATGCTTTGGTCCTTTAACTGGAAATGAGAATACATACGTGTGGTCTGGTTTTGTCACATCATCCTCTGCCGGAAAGCCTGCTTCTAGCATCATCTTCGCTAATGGATCTTTCTTATCAGCACGAATAGTTCTAATATAATAAGGATTGTGTCTTGCGTGAATACCACTTGCGCTGTCAACTAGTTGACTAACTGTGCCACTTGGTTTAACGCATGTAATAGCAACTGATTGAGCAATACCTAACTTTGAAGCAATCTCTTTGTTTGTTGCGACTGCAACGTCTTTTAGTTTTACTAAAAGTTCTTCTAATCCTTTCTTTTTTCCGTTAGTAAGAGAATTATCCATAATGCCAGTCAATGACACGCCTAATAGCCTTTCTTCCTGGCAGTTATTTTGCCAACGCTTATTTAAGTATTTAAAATTAGTTAATGTCGATTGGAATGTTCCTAAGATTGTAGCATTAATAACTTTGTTTGTTAGCGTTTCTAATGTATCCTCTGGACGAACTACTACTTCAGATAGATTACAAAATTCTTCCGAACGCAAGATAATTTCACTGCAAGGATTGGTGCCAAAGTCATAATCTGGATCTCTACGCCCACTTGCGGCCGCAACCGATTGTGCGGCTGCTCTATTAAAGATACCGCGCTCTCCTGATTTGGAATCATACAGTGCCTTCCATTCTTCCATAAAAATGCCAACGTCTGGCTTTTCTGTGTAGCAAGCAGAGTTGTTTGCTAACGCACGTTGAGTTTGTGTTTCCCACCATTGGCCTGCTTTCGCATGTCTCATTCTATCATCACTTAGATTGGATAGTGAGATAAGTGCCGATCGGCGAACACCGCCAACTACGACAATCTCAGCAATCTTACATGTAATGTCATGACATTCCAAAGATGACAATTTGCGACCAGCGGCGCCTTTAAAAATACCTACGCAAAAATGAAACAAATCTTCCAGTGGGCCAGGACCTGATGCTCTACCGCCAAATGTTTTTAGTGGTGCGCCAGCTGGGCGAACCTTAGACAAGTCCCAACGAGGAATTTGCCCACCATATAACAAATGGACAAGTTCTTTAAGTGCCTTTGCCCAACCTAATTTTGAGTCTGCTACAACAATTGTTGTTTCAGTTTCATGGAAGTCATCAGCAATGCGTGGCATTTCATTAACCATTTGTCTTTCAACGCTAAACCCAACGCCAGTGCCGTTCATTAAAATATATAAAATCTCATCAAATGCTCTTGGTGTTTCAATGGCAACGAAAGAGCAGTTATATCCTGCGATATTTTCTCTACGTAATGCTTCACCTGCCGTCATAAGACAACGCATTGATGGCATTACTTCTAAGTTTAAAACTGAATCAGTTAATTGTGTTTTTAAACCTGCTGGAATTTTATACCCGCATTGTTCTTCTAAATGCTGTTGGAAAAAGTCAAAATATCTATTAACTGTTTCCTCCCATGTTTCTCTACGTTTAACATCATATCTGTAACGAGAGTATCTTGATAAGTGAATGTACTGCTGATATAGGGTGGGTAATTGGTGTGTTGTCATTATTGATTCCTTTAAACTGTTCTAACATTATACTACAAAAGTGACAGGATGTCACGGTTTTTTTATTAATAATGTATATATCGCGATTGCGAAGTTAAATGTATTTAAATGGTTGGTAAGAAAATTATGTAAGTAGTTAAACTATTTTCTTGGTGCTTTGAAAGCAGATTAATTTAGGTATTCTATATAATATGTCATACTTGCTGATGAACCAGTAGACGTTGTTGTATACTTTAATGTTGCTGTGCCACCACTGTGTGTAACGGAAAATGAAACACCTAAAACAGCCGTTTCATTATAATCATCTGATAAATTACTTGCACCGGATTTTATTGCGATTGACATACTGCCTGTTCTTGATTCTGATCCACGTTCAATCTTGTATGAAATTTTAACATACTTAACTTGCGATTCTAGAAAATCTAAACCAGTAGTAACTGCTGTTTGGTTATCAGCAAGAGTTATTTGTTTACCAATGGTGTGTTCTCTTCTGCCAAATATTTCTTTTGTTTTAGCAATAATAACATAACTATCTGAATTGTTTGTAGCAACTCTATCATGTGTTCCAATGTCGCCATCTTGTCTACCAAATCTATCTGATATGCTAGAACAATCTGTTACGTTCGATGATGCGAAATCAATTACATTGGCGTCTGTTGCTCCTGATCCAGTTCCGTCTGCGTCGCCATTGTTGCCAACGTCTAAGAATGTATTTCCTACAGTACGAATACCGTCACCATAATCAACATCAACTGCTTCGTAATCGACATCTTTAAATAAGCAACCACTAATATTAATGCTATGCGGGCCAGTTCCTGAAGAAGTAGTCTCTCCTAACCAAAAGGCCTTATGCATTGTGTCAAAGTCACAGTTTTGAAATGCCAATCCTTCAACAGCATCATTAGTATATACACCAAGTGGTACTCCAAGGAAAGAACAACTATGGAAAACAATATTTCTAGTTCTTAAAGCCAATGTTTCGGATATTTTAAAACCTGCTGGTCTATCACTACTAGATAAACCATCACCACTAGTATATGTTCCAACAAATGCTACATCATCAAAGAATGAATTTAACGTAGAATCAATTTGTATACAATCTTGTAATACATCAACAGTATCTGTAGTTTTGACTGTCATTCCTTTTACAATAATACTTTGCGGTTGAATTGCGCTGTTATTGCCGATATTTGGCGATGCTTGGCCAAGTGAGTCAACTGTACGCATAACGCAACTATCGTGCCCTGCTGTTTTACTTGACGTAATAGCCACATTAGCAAAGGAATAACCACCACCACCGCTAATTTGCGTAAAGGATGTAATTACACCATCTGTTAAAACTGCTTGGAAAGAAGCGCCGGCGCCGTCACCAGTGATAGTTACAACAGGAGCGGTAGCATAACCAGAGCCGCCACTAACAACTGCTAATGACGCAACTGCTCCTGTATCAATAGTTGCCGTTGCTGTTGCGTTGGTTTGCGTTTCTTCATATTGTACTATGGTCTTTCCAGAACCATCACCATATATTGTTGCCCAAGTTGGAACTTCAATTGGTGCGGTGACTTTATATACACCTGCTGGAAAGTAAAGACTTCTTCGGGCTTTTTGTGAAGTGTCCCTGATAAACAATTGGTATATTGCTCTTGCTATGGCGGCAGTGTCGTCCACTGTGCCGTTACCGCTTGCTCCAAAGTCCATTACACTCACGTAGTCATCAAGTCTATCTTGTAATGATCTGACTATAGGAGTGCCTGCTGTTGCGCCAGTGTCTACTGTTGAACTAGCGTTACCTTCGTAAGTAAAATTAATAAGTCCTGCTAGATCGCTATGCTCTGTTAAAATCTGTGTGTTACCGACTATAGGAGCACCAGCACTTAACGGACCGTTACCAATATATAATGATCGTTCGTCAGTTACCCATCCTAACTCAGCGTGTGAGAGTTGCGGAAGGTTTTCTTGCAAACCGCGACGATGTTGAATTCTAGATATCTGTACAATTGCCATATGTATATTTATACTTTAGGCGTTATAATCACAGTTGCTACAGGCCATAGCACACATATTTAAATTCCCACAATCGCTGTATTCTTTATTAAAAGTGCGAAGAAAGTCATTTTCCGTAGTGTGGGGAATCCAAGTATTTGCTATAGTATCAAAAAAACCTGTTTTAAATACTCCTTCTATACCGCCATATTTTAAGGCGTTATTAACGTCATTCTTGTAGCCAAATTCTTTTAACAAGGCTTGAATATCGTAAGTATATGCATTAGCAATTCTAGTATGATTGTGTCCCATCATACAACAAGGATAAACAAATCCGTCTGCTGTGATGAATACTTTAGATTCTCGTATGGCCAAACAATCTATCTTTCTATTATTCTTTTTTTCGTTTGAAATTCCACGAAGGATTTTGTTAATATCTATATCTTTGTAATTACTAATATTAGCAACATTCGCAAGGCTATCACGGGCCCAATCAAATTTTTCTACTTCTTCTTCCCACGATCTATCTTGATTGATATATTTTTCGTGTGTTATGTTTAAAAAGTTCGTATAATTTTTAATATCAATCTGATCAATTGTTATATCCGGATCTTGCAAATTATTTTTAATATTTTCTGTTTCAGCAGTGAGGAAATTATTATACTCGCTAGTTGTTGCGCCACGCAGTTGCCCTCTGTATTCTCCCTTGCTGTTGTATACTGGAGTATTGTCTGCTCTATCTGTATTAATAATTTCTAGTTCTGTAAATTTATAATCTTTTACTAATTTTTCAACGTCTTTCAATTGATGTTGATTGTGCTCAAACAGTATAAACTGTAGCACCGCATTACCGCCTGCATCTATATATGCTTTGGCGTTTTCTAATACTTTGCTTAGATTTGTGTTTTGTCTATAATACGAATGTACTTCCTGCGTTGTACCATCTACGGCAAACCATATCTTAAGATTTTTGTACTTTGCAAAGTTGGCCCAATAATCAGTACTACGCATACCTCCGTTTGTATTAATATTCATATGAACGCTATTGTTACTAGAATACAAATACTCTACCATCGCAGGCAAATTAGGATTTGTTTGTGCGTCTCCAACATTACCACAAAAAACTACCATATCTAAATTACTAACCATATGCTCTGGCAATAAGACTTTGAACTCATCTAGCGACATATGTTTTTGATAAATTCCTGCTAGTTCACCGTAACCATAATGTGTTCTACTGCACGAAGGACAAGCCGCGTTACATTTTTCAGTTATTTCAATTTGTATAGCAGTAATATCTTTATAATCATACATTGTAGTTATAAATTATAGTATTGTTCTACTCTTTTATTCCAATGATTGGCCGCTTCTTCGAATTCTTCACCTTCGATGACAAATTCTTGGTATCCCAAGTCTCGAGAACACATTAACACAACACCTGTTTTAATATCTGTGTCGAACATTTCATTGTGCGCCATGGCATATGCGGCTAACTGACAAAAGTAATTGCTAATCCATTCTTTCTTTTTAGGTTTGTTAGTTTGCTTAAAGTCAAGTATTGCTAAGTTACCTTTCCACAGTCCTACACAATCCGTAGTGCCTGCGTATAAGCCTTCATAATAAAGAGAGACTTCTGTTCCGTATATTTCACTAACGTTTCTAAGTCCTTCAGCAATAATAACATTTGACATGTTATATGCTTTTTGGTGTATTACATTACTGCCAACTTTGCGTTCATGGCTTTCAATATACAGTTCTAAATTTTTGTGCATTAGGGTGCCAACGTTTGCGGCTTCTGTACTAATTTGCTGTGCTTGTGTTTCACCAACACGCTTTTTCCAGTTTGCTAATGCTTCTCTTTCTTCCCTAGGCTTTGTTGCGTCTAATATAGTTGTAACGCTAGGAACTGCTGACCCGTTAGGTAGTTCGTACTTGCGTTTTCTGTCTATAGTTGTAACACGTTTTAACTCGTGGTAGTCATATTTTTCTAATAATATCATTTATATATTATAACAGATTTTTATATAAGTGTCAAAGTTTTTGCTATGTGCCGCCGCCTTCACCACCTTCACCACCTTCACTACCACCACCATAGTCAGGCGGAGTTTCTTGGCTAGGTGGCGAGTATCCACTAGCATATGGTGCACCATTTGCTTCAAAAATATCAATGTTTGCTAATTCTGGTGTAACACCATTTCCAAATGTGTTTCTAATTCCTGAATGTAAATCGTAATCTGATCCACCTAATAGGCCTACCTCAGATGTAAATAGTCCAGTTTGAGTTAACTCTCCTATAACAACACCTAAGTTTGCCGCCAGTGATCCTATTAAAGCAGTTTGACTGCTGATTCCAGCGGCCGAGCTGCCTCCTGAACTTGAGTCAAAGTCGCCAGCGGCTTCGGCCTGGTTGTGTAAATTCCATCCAACATTGTTCGTGCCGCCCAATTTTCCGTCAGCAGGAGTAACTTTAATTTTACCAAATCCTTTATTTCCTAATCCAAGAAACTCTAGACTTGTTTGTGGTAAAGTAGGCTGGACATAGTTTGATACTGGGTTAGGGGTTCCTGCCGCATCTAATGTTCCGTCTCGTTCTGCAGAGCCTAAAGGAACAAAGTTAGTTGGTTTTCCAATAACAAGTGTATTATCAATCATCATAATATGATCCATAATAGTATTATTCCAATTAATTACCCATTTAATAGGTTGAGTAACTGTGGCGTCAAACCAGTTACCAGGATGTATTTGATATCCTAATTTTCTGTAATGTGCCAGTACTGCGTTAATTTGGGAGTGGTGTTTGAGCGCATTTGGCCCTAAAACATTTTTAATAAGTTTTAGTAAATCAGGCATGATGATGCCTTCTAATGCGGCCGCGCCGCCCAGTCGAGTAACTGATGTAAAACCGTTAAAGTGTTTTTTCCCTTCATCGTTTCGGACTCCGCTACCTTTATTATCGCCTTCAACTTTTCTACCAATAGCACCTTGTTGGAATATTTCCTCTATACACCACCAGGAACCATATTCATATACACCAGCCATAGTTGTGCCACTGGACACTACAATACGTGTTTGGCCGGTATCACCTGCTTTTCTAATAATACTATTAAGCGCATTTACTTCGTTTTTTACATCGTTGTCACCAAGAATAACCTTAGCCCGCAATTCACTAGCGGTAGGCGTGCCTTGGTTGGCTTGATTAACTACTTGTGGTGATTCTTCTTCTGACATAGTATTATTTATACTAGTATATTATACTGATCTAAGATGAAGACTTTTGTTTTTTCTCTTTATTATCAACTTCTACAGCGTCATTGGCTGTAAGTGGAATAGGTTTAACATTAGCAGTTCCTAAAGTACTAAAACTGCCGTCTGGCTTTGTGCTTTTTTCCTTATCCTTAATACCTACTTTAGTAAGAACTGAGTCTTCAGAAGGAGATTTAGTAGCCTTGCGTACCGCAAACTCGTATAGTCTCATTACCAAGAAATGTCCCAATAAAACGTGTCATTGGTTGTGGTATTTTTCTTTCTAACAATAGTATATTTTTTTGAACTAAAATGTGTCATTACTTCTCGCATCTGTTCACTTTTTAGTGTGCTTTCTACATTGCCTTTCCACACGCTGTAAAATGCTTCGCCTGTTGCGTCATCGTTTGTCATAGGACTACCAGTAATTACAGTACCATTAATAGTAACCGTTGTTGTGTCACTTGACGTTGTTGATAAAGCGTTACTAGCAATGGCGGCTAATACACGCAATTCTAGTATTGTTATTTCTTGAGCAATTAACTGATTGTCTTGTCCACGATCTCTTGCGTAAGATGCTGTTGGGAAATATGCCATAGTTTATGTTCTCTTTTTTAATGCTCGTTTAGCCATTGTGTCAACTGTGTTTTGACTTGGCTCATCAATATTTGCCTCATCTGAGACATCTATATCTATTTCTTCTTCTGTGTTTAGTGTGATAAAGTCTTTGTCAAAGTTCTTTATTAAATTTTGGATGCTTGGAGTCATGTCATAAATTTGTTTGAAACTACCAAAGTCAATAACATGCCCCAAGTTTCTCATAGTATGAACTAGTTCTACAAAACTTATTTTGTTGTCGCCCATATCAGCTGAATTATCTGCACTTTTAAGTTCATGATTCAATATAGTAGTTAAGGCTTCGACCATATCGTCGTCCGATGGACCTTCTATAATATTGCTCTCAGCAATGCTAGTTATTTCAGCAAAACGCATCTTATTCGCGCTCTTCTCTACCTTCTGGTGCATCTTCGCCGGCAGCTACATCAGCAGTTGCAAACTCTTCTTCAGCAGGTAGTTCTTCAACAGGTGCTTCTACAGGAACTTCTTCAGCACCCATTTGTTCTGCTGGTGCTTCTTCGCCTGTAATAACTCTGCTTGCTTGTGCAAGTGTTTCACGACCATCGCCTAAAGATTGCACTAATCCATCTAATGTCGGAATCGCAATTGCGGAGTATGCTTCGCTCATTTCAGAGCCAAGTTCATTACGCATTGCGTCTAATAGTGGTGGTAAATCTTCGTTGCGTAGCTTGCTTAAATCATCAACTGCTTTTTGTACTCTATCAACAATATCTTTTGATGCTAGTAGCAATTCTGCTTGGTCTTCTTGACTTTCATATAACTTACGTAGTTTATCTGAGATTTCAACTTCTGTTGATTCTAAGCCAAGTGACTTCTTTGCTCTCTTATCAATATTTTTTAGCAGTTGTACATTTGCCATGCCGGAACGCATAATATCGTCTAGCATGTTAAGAAGAGGAAGGAATGTTTTAACATACATAGCAGGAACAGATTTACCATTCATTGCCATTTCAATTGCGGTCTTTGCTCTTTGCATATTTTGCCCGCCAACTAAAATACGAAGTGCTTGCAAACCTTTGGAATCAAATTCGTATTTTTCCTCTTTATCTTTCTTCTCATGCTCATCAAGTTCAACTGACTCGTTTTTTTGCTTTTTAGCAATTGCTTTTTGTAAACCAGCAGGAAGTTTTTTCTGCTTTGCAGATAATCCTTTTGGTGCTTCGTCGTCCTTCTCAGCGTCTTTTGCGGCATCTTTCATTGGTTCTTTAGTGTCGCCATCTTTATCCAAATCTAAAAAGTCTGGTTTTGCTTCTTGAAGTTCTTCAATGTGCTTTTGTAAGTTTTCTCTAATGAAAACTTTTGCTAGGTATGATTTTGATTTGTGCAAACTGTGTCTATCTTCTGATAGTCGTTGCTTTTTAATCTCTTCATTAACAGTTAGTAGTAGTTTTTGCGTATGATCTAAATCTAATTTAGAAATATCCACTTTTACGCCAAATGCGTTCTGAATATTGTTGCTAAACTCTCCTGCTGTAACAGGTTTATTCATTTCTTTTAAGTTCATAATATGTTTCCAAATTTGTAAAATAAGTTAGTTGTATTTATTAGAAAACGCAATTATAATATAGTTGTGTTAAGCTGTCTTTTGCTTCCTGAGCATTTGATATATAGGTTGCTAGTCTAGCTTCTATTAATTCTACTTTAAACCAATCGCTTTCGTCAGCATAGTGCTTCATTCTTTCTTTTGATATCAGTAATTTTTCTAAAGCACAACCATATTTCGTGTCTTGGATGCTCGCTTCTTTAAAATTAACGTCGTCACCGTTAGTATAGAATATAGCCATCATAATAGCAGCCTTCTTTGTGTATATATTCTTCTCAATAACAGAATAACCCCTATTATACCCCTTCTTTAGCACATAACCATGGTTATTAAGTGTTACCTGAATATCTCCTATCTTAATACCCTTATTGAGTTTCTTAACATTCAAATAGTGCAATCTTCCAGTTTTTTCAAGACGACTATTCAACGATGTATACATATCTGTAAAGACTGAATCGATTCGTTTGTCGTTCTTGTTTTTATTTTTCTTCATAACAGTATTTAACTGTTTTGTTGTGGTTGGTAAAGGTTACTGGCCCGCAATCATATTGACAATTGTATTACCGCGATGGCCAACTTGCTTATACCATTTACTATTTTGTAGTTCTTTTGCGGCTGTTTTCCAATCGCCGGCTGACGCCGCGGCGGAAAACTTTGGCCAACTCTTATGCCAATTTGGGCCCATATTATATGCTAAATCAACCATCGCTTGCTTACGCTTTTGGTCTGCCAAGTTATAGCCAGGAGTTGTTCTTGCACCTTGTACGTGATGATCAAAGTCCTTATTAAACATTTCATCTGCTTGTTTGTCTGTAATACCTTTGGAAAAGTCTTCGCCGGGTTTAACCAAATGTCCGTATCCAATTGTGTTCTTGCCGACCGTGTCTTTATAAACTTCTAAGCGTTTGCCTTCATGTTGCTTAATCATATTCTTAAGAGCATTTACATCACCAAACTCTTTATCGTATGGATCTTGTTCAATTGTTTGTGCTACTTGTGTTTTTGTTTGTAGATCAGGCTGTGGTGTGTTTTGTTTTACTGCTGTTGCGCCGCCGGCTGCTAAGGCCGCGCCTGCTACTGCGCCAGTTGCTTTCTTTTTCCAATCTTCGTTTAATATATCTTTATATAGTGACACTTGTATTTGAGACTCGTCTAGTTTAAAGTTACGTGTATACGCTATCTTGCCTTCAACTTTTATACGTTTGAGAATATCCTTCTTAACTAAGCCATTAGCAATCCATTGCTCATGCTCGTTTAAATCTCTTTTAAATACTCTCTTATCAGTATATTTTAACAGATAATCACTCTCTTGTAAATTAACATAAACAAAATTTACATTAGGGTGTTGTATTTGTGCAAATCTCATTTCTTTTTCCTATAGGGTTCCAGTAAATTTCGTATTTGTTTTACGATCCTTCCACTCTGTTCCTTTTGGCTTTTCAACGGTTCTAGTTATTTTAGCACTAATGCCCGGAACTTTTGTTTTAGTTGTTTTTTTACTAACAGGATCTCTTTTATATTCTGTATAACCACCGCCATCAAACTTTGTTTTAGTTTGTGCTTTATAATTACTTGACGTTTTTTTGACTGTTGGATCAACTTTATTTGGTCCGTCCCCGTATATGTCATAAAATGGCGAGTGCCCTGCACTAGCATCAGCAGTCCAACCTTTATGTGCTGGACGTGGTGATCGTTCTATTAGTATTTCACAAATCTTCATTTCTTTTTCCTAAGTTTTGGCGCGCCGGATAAAAACGGTCTTGTAAACCATAGTTTAAACCAGTCTTCATCTCCGGGTTCCAAGCCTAACTCATGCTCTTTGCGCCTAATACCAGTAGCAGTTTTGCTCATATTTTCTTTAACTTCTTTATTTAGTTTGGTTAACTCATACTGTACCATGTCGCCTTGGTCTTCAATGTATGTGTTATAGCCTAACTGTCTAGCAAACTTTTGTACCATTCTAGTATAAAGTTTTGTTCTGCTTGGATTTGTGCCAGTGTTTCCTTTCTCGCCAGAGAAAAATATCATTTCGGGACTGCGTTCTTTAATAAACTTTTGTATAGCATGTAAAACTGTAGCAAATATTTTATAAGCATCGCCTTCACCAGTTACATCTAGACTATTACCTCTGTGAAACTCTACTTGATATTCCTCGTTGCCTTCGTGATTAAACATAATAAGCAGTGTTGTGCCATCGGGTAGTTTAGCAAATGCTCTCGCATCGCCGTCCGTGCCTTCTTCCCAGCTTAACGGATATGGTTTATCAAATGTTTCAAGCAGTTCTTCTATTTTCATTATTTTCTACCTTTTATATTATTTACTGTAAAGATCCATAATTACAATTTACCCAATCATTCCCTCGGTTACTCCTTGTTCATATGATAGATCCGGATTGCCTGCCCATCTATTCATCCAACGACCCCATTCATCATAAAAGTGACGCATACCTTCCTCATCGTGAATTGTTGGATCACCATCAGCATCAACCTCATGTCGGCCGTGTAGAATTCTGCGAGCATCCGCATACTCATTCATTGTAGCCTGTTGTGTGCTTACTGCGAGTAAGTCCTCATGTAGGTTACGACCAAACGGTCCCCAAATACTATTGTGATGCCGTTGTCTAATCAAACGCTCTTTCGGCGTGTCACTCTTGAGTCCAAGACCACGAAACTCAATCATCACCTTGTCTGGTGCAATTGGTGTCATAATGTCACATCGTAGTGCTGACCCTCTTAGGTTGAAGTTGACCCCTGGGAAGAAGTCTATCATCTCCCAGTGATTAGCGGGTAAATGTGGAAACGATAACTCATCCCTAGACTCAGAACCTTCATACTGGTCATACTGCACCTCAAACGAGCCTACGTTTATGTGTCCGTTATCAAATCCAATATTCTTACGAGCAAAGTAGGAGTCATTGAACCCTGTTACACGATTGTGGTAGTGTAGATAGTCATGGTAAAACTCCGAGTTAGTGTCATGCCATAACTTATAGTTGCAAGGTATGATGGCCTTGTGATAGTGAAAGACCTCCAACGGCTCTGCGTCTAGGGACTTTTGCATACAATCAAATGATCCTGATGCCCACTCCTCGACTGTCTTGTCCATCTCCTCGTTTAGTGTGACCCATATGAATCCACCATACTTGACCTCGGTTCTTATTGGAGAAGCATCGTAAATATCTAATGCTAATGTGCCAGCAGGTTGACTGATACTCTGGTTATGATATGCCTTTATCTCTTTATCTGATATACGAACTACAATGATTGGCTGCATCGCAACAGTCATTGTACGAAAAGAATTTGTTTTAGGTAGTTCAGATTCGTGACATACTGGAACCCACACCTTTGAAAATATCTTTTCAATTTCTTCTTCAAATATCTTTTTGTCGGAATATATTCGACTATCAACATACTCACCACTGTTGATCTTACCTGGAATCCTGTTCCACTGTTTATAGTTTCTTGCTGGCATAATTATTTTTTACCTGATTTCATGTTAGCACACCAGTGATACATTTTGCCTTTCTCACCGCTATACTTTTTTGCTTTTGCCCTAAGGCTGCTTATAGAACCTTTACAACTTGCGCCTGCACGTTTTACTCTGCCCGGCCGGCTTTTACCTTTTACTTTACCATCTTTAAAGTTTTCGTTTGTAAGTAGTTTTGGCTTTCCGCTACCAAGTCCTAACTTTTTAACATTAGCAAACTCGCTTCCAATTGGAGCGTCTTTTGTAGCGTTTTGTTTTGTAATAATGCCTACTGCTTCGTTTATAAATTCTGTTGCTCTCATAGTTATTTTGTAGCAACGTTTTTTGCTTTACCCTTTCTGTTTTTGTTTGGGTCTTTCCTACGCTTACGGTTGGCAGCTGTCTTACGACCCTTCTTGCCTAATGCGTGTGCTTTCTTTTGTGGTAAGCATTTTGGCTTGCCCTCGCCTTTACTTCCCCTAGCGCAGTCACCACGGATTTTTCCGTCAGGGCCAAAGCGTACCCACTTCTCATCAAACCATTTCTTTAAGTCTTCATTAACACTTTCTGCGTAATATGGATTCTCTGGATCTGCATCGTCGGACTCATCAGGCCACCAGTCTAAATTACTATAGTTTTCTGTAATAATTTCACTAATTTTCATTTTATAAATGCACCTACGCGCCCATTAAATTCTGGACATTTTATATATTTATATCCTTGTGGTGGTATCGTACTTTGGTTAGGCCACACTGGAATAAACTCTGAATTATTGTATGTAAAATCTGGATTAGATCTAAAGTGTGCTTCAATCAGTTTTCCACCTATAAATTCACAGTTTATTTTGGGTTTATTGGCAAATTGTTTCAATACACCAGGAAACGGAATTTTATCAGGCGTTATTACCCATTTATCCCACTGTATAAGTGTAGTTTCTTTCTTAAACCCTTCTACACAAAGAACTTGTTTTCCATACGCATAATCTACTGATAAATGTCTACCTTCAAACCATTCACAATAAAAATCACCAGGGTTGAGATCCGTTGTATATTTAACAAGGTGTACTTTTTTAGCATTTAATCCTAGCCCTACAATATTCATTATGGGACGAACAATGTACCATCCTGCATCAGGAACGTCTATTCCCGCAGGACCACATTTATACCCAAGTTTGCGTGATAAAATTAGTTTGTCGTATACCCAAAGTTCTTCTGGATCTGCGTTTTTCCAATATACATCTTCTTCTGTATCATCGTACAATTCACGCATTAGAGTTTGGTCTTATTTTTTCTTACTCTTGTTGCCCCAGTTCTTTGCGCCAACTTTGCGACATTTTACTAGTGCGCCACTTGCGTAAGCACTTGGCCAAATTTTGTAACGCGACTTTACTTTACGGTAGCAAGCGTCTTTCTCGCCTTCTTCTAGTTCATAACTTTCTACGGTTACTGTTGCTTTCTTTCGTGCAAGTTCACCAATAACTCTATACTTTTCTGCTCGTGATCTCTCATCTTCAAAGTGTATCATACCAGATGAATTATCAACATCAATGTAATAGTTCATTCCTTGTATTCTTACTTCCGCACCATCTGGACTATTAGGATCTGTCGCAATGATCATATTGCCCTGTGTACGCACAACCTGATATTGTGCCTTCCCACCACCTGGTTGGGCAACCATAAATGGAGTGCCAGGCGGCATTTGTTTTTGTATAAATCTTGTTTGCTCTGCTTCTGTGTATTTAGGTTTAATAACAATGCCTCTAGCGTTGTCCATGTCAATGCGCTTGTCTCGTAAATCCACTACGATTTCAGTTTGGTCACCTTGAGAACCTAATAGTGGTAACTCGTCTCCGCTAACCGGACCTGCGACTTGGTACATGGCTTCAGTAAATAGTTCTGCTAGTTTCATTTGTTTAACCTTTGCTTCATAATACTTGCTGGGTTAGTTCTCTTTGTTCTTGCGGCCTTTCTTGCTATTCTTGCTCCTAATTTTGCTTTAGTCATTTTTAATCTAAAACGCTTTTTAATATCTGGAGCGGCAAAACACTGGGCAGGCTTACCCACAATACGGCCCTTGCGTCTACCAGCCGTACAGCGATATTTACGAACAAGTTTATTACCTTGTCGTTGCCACGCCATTTTTGTTTCTGCTATATTATAAAGTTCTTCTAAATACATTGTTATGTATTTAGTAGTTTAGTGATGTCTTCTTTAACTATATCGTACGACATTTTGGCTAGAGATGTATTAAAAAAGTGCCCATTGTGTGCATTATCTCTGGCTAATAGTTTTGGATGCATTGAATCATTTCCAATTCCGTCAAGGTATTCATTGTAAACTCCTTTATTAACATCTTTATAAAAACAAACCATAAATTGTTTAAGATATAACGATTTATAGGCTATAATATTCTTTTGGGAATTTATTAAGTAATAGTCTAATAGAGCCTCTTCTTGGGATAGATTATCATAAAAATGGGAAGCAGTATTTGCATAGGTGTATGAACTACAATAATCTAAATACTGAATAATATCAGCCAAATCATCTGTACGCATTTTAATTATTTGCTCAAATAAATTTCTAAATTGATGAAAGTTAGTAAAAGAAAATAGTTTTATATTATTGTACTCGCACAAATCTCGCACAATAGAAAAGTTTCTAGAAAAATTTTGATACCTAGTTTGAGCGTCCAAAGATCCATATAAAGAATAATTAAGTATATTTTTATCTTTGCTCATCGCGACTGAGTCTAAGATAGAAGGAAATACAGTTAGTGTTTCGTGTTCAAATTGATCTTGCGGCACTTCAAAAACATCGCCAGAGTCTAACAATGTATGAGAATTTTTTCCAATATCATATCTTCTCCAATTTGGAGGCATCCAAAATACAATATTTGGTTTAATAACGTTTATTAATTGGTATAATTGTGCTGTATTTAAATCAGAACTCGCACCCGGTGTGCCTAGATTAAACACTTCTACGTCATCAGTGTCGTATTGCATAATTAATTGTTTAAGTTGCTCTGCCCAAGTACTACTGTCATCTATGCCTGTTCCAAACACATGACTGCATCCAATAGTAATTATTTTTATTTTTTTATTAGAATTAAAAGACGGTCCGCGATAACCGTGTGCATTAAAGGTATAATTAATTGTTTTATCCTGCCACAGCGAATTGGCTACAAAGCTGTCTGTATCAAAAAAGTCAAAACTATATGTGCGATCGGAATCTTGTAAATAATTTTCGTATATATCACACTGTGAAATTGATGAAGAGAGGGGTGCCAAACTAGGATCCCAAAATCCTTTTGTCCACTTCGAAGTGGTTCGATATTTCTTATATTTCATTTAGATAATTTATAATGTAGCTTGTGTTAATAGATAGATTACTGCTGAAAATAGTGCGGCAATAACTGAACCACTTAAAACCCACATTGATTTATATTTATTTTTCTCGCTAATAAGTAAATTATGCCTGATTTCATCGAGTTGTTGTTCAATAATAGTTAAACGACTTTCGATTCGTTCCATGTTCTCCTCCAGATACCCGTATCGTTCTGAGCAAATTTCTACGTGTGCCTCAAGGCTCTGCTTTTCAATTTCTGATGGCATAAATCCTTCCTAAATGTATAATACAACAAATGCCTACCGCCCGCCCTATATTTATGTGCCTTTTAATATGCCTTTTCATTTCGCCTAAAATGAGCCTAAGTCTTTGCCTAGTACTGTATTTAAGCAAACAGGTATTAAAAATTAACTGATAGTTTATCAGACGAAGTTATGTAGATGTTTTTGTTTTTCGCACTTGTCGTGTCCCAAATAGGTGTTTTTATACTAGCTGACTCGGTTAAACCTAAAATAACTGGAACATTTGCCAAGTCGTTCAATAAACCAGAGCCAGGAATGTGTTCTTGTCCGCGTTCTAAGTAAAGTCCTGGTTGTTCTACCGTAAAGGATGTTACCCAAAAAACATGTTGTTTTTTAAAAGAAGAACCAAAGTCTAAGTCTGTGACATCTTCCACAGAATATTTACGTGGAGTTTCTATATACATAGGATTACCACGTAAACTAATAGTTTGTATAAGAGTTTCTAAATTGCTTTGTTGTCCACGGCTTCTAATCCAAGATTCTTGATTATTGACAATTTGTTTGGCATCATCAACAAACGCAGGAAGATTAGATCTATACTGTGCAACTACGCCTGTCATTGTAATGTCGATTAACGTATATACTGTAAAGAATTCACCCACACCGCTTCCAAACCTACCGGCTCCTGTAAATCCGTGTTCTCTCACATTTTCCATATGTATACCTTATAATATGCTACTATTATATTTAGTGTAGACTATTTAGTCAAATAAAAAGCGGGATATTTCTATCCCGCTTTTTGAGTACATAGTTTTCAGCAATGCTAAAAACTGTGATTTTTCGCTAAATTAAGCTAAGCCAACACCTGTAACTGTTTTAATACTTAGTGTTTGTGCTTGGATTGCGTCTAGACGTGCTTCTAGTGCTGTCCATACTGTGCCTGAACCGGCTGCAATGTGAGCGTGTGCACCTGAAAGACCTACTACGAAGCCAGCTGCTGTAACTTCGCCTACAACTTCAATTGTACCATGTTGTGCAATTGCTTCTAGTGCTAGTTGTGCATCTGTATCTGTTGTGAAATCACCACCTGTTGAACATACCCATGTGATGTCGCGACCTAAGTATTCTGCGTTATCTTGTGCTGTTGAATATGCTGGGTTTGAATAACCTGCCATTTTTATAATCTCCTTTATCTTGTAATGTATAGATTCCTCTATACCGTTACTAGTATTTATACCGTTCAGTCACAAAAAAAGCGGGATATTTCTATCCCGCCTTTAAATAAAATGTATATTTTCTATTATAGAACGTATGTTTTTGCTGTTACTGTTGCTGATGCAAAGTTTACAGAATCGACTATACCCAAATCAATTAAAACATCTTCTAAGTGGGCGGCCAATGTTTCACTGCTTGAACCATCGTATGTATCTGTACCGTAGTTACCCTCAACACATACTGAAAGGTTATTGTCTGCACTATGTAGTGGGCCGATAATTACAATGTTAAAGCCTGCGCCTTGAATTGCATCCATGGCAGATGCTACTGCTGATGCTGGGCCTAGCTTTCCTGAAACGTCTGCGCCAAAATCAATATCTAAGTGTGCCAATGTTTTACCTAGAAAATTGGTGCTAAGACCAAATGATGCAGGTACTGTTCTTGTTACTGAAGCCATTTTTAATCTCCTAATTTACTACTATTTATACTAAACTGTCAACGTTTAGTTACTGGGCCACCTTTCATAACTCCAGATTTTATAAACTTACCTATTGCAGTACCCACTAGAGCACCTGCGCCAATAGCGGCTGCTGTGCCTACCCAGCTCTTGTTGCTTTGTTCTGGATTCTTAGCACCTTTAAGTTCATAACCGCCTTTACGCATAAATCCTTCGTATGATCCACGTAAATCACTTTTAGGTGTTTTGGCTCTTAATGCTTGAAGCAGTCTTGTTGAACTTGTTTTACGTTCACTTCCATATAATCTATGCCAGTCACTTAACAATCTTCTTACTGCGCTGTAACCACCATTACTAACTCCTAAGTTTCGTTCTAAGGACATAAGGAATTGTTTATCAAAGTTAGGATTACTTTTACCTTGTGCTACGTCTCTAAGATAACGCTTAAACTGTAAGATAGGCATACTTGCTCTGCCTACTGGGCCAATTTGTGCTTCGTATCTTGAAGGATTATTAAACACTGCTACCCAATTGTGTAGGTCAGTGCCTGTTTGTCTAATATTGCTGAAGTCTTGATACTGTAAAGTCTTTCTTGCATATTCAGCTGCCTGTCTTGCGGTATTAGGATCATTACGCATTGCTTGAAGCGACAGCACAGACAAGTAAATATTTTCTGCAACCTGTTCTGCACTAAGTTTTAGGCCACGCTCTGTTCGCAACGCCCTTGCTTCTGTTAAATCTTTTATAAATTTCATTATTTCCAAGCCTTTATGTCTAAAAAGTTTCTTCGTGAAAACTCTAATCTATCCACTAACTTTACGGCATTGCCAATTTTATCAATTGCTACAAATCCTTCAGGATCGGCAACCTCATAACCATCATCTGTTTTATAAAACATACCAATACTTTCTACTCTATTAAGTTTTCTAATTAGTATTTGCTTAACTTGGATAAGTTGTTTATATACTGCTAATACTCCTAAAAGAGCATTACTATTATCCTCAATAAATTGTCTGTTTGACTCAATATCTTTTAAGCGAGCCTGACCTGCAGGCCCGTCGATTCCAGTTTTTAGTTTATCAATCTCTTTTTGTTTACGATCATCGTAGTAGTTTATAAAATCTTTTAAAAATTGCGTAGCGTTTGATACTTGGCCTTCACCTGACTTAATTCTACTATTAACAAAGGGTTCAATTAACTTCTTAAACTCTTTATTTTTCATAATATTATTAAACGACTGAGGATTAACCTTTTGTATCAAACCACTTATTTTTTCGATTCCGCGTCTTACTGAATCTGTTTCTTTTGCTGTTAAGGTAGCAAGTCCTGTTAAATCTTTGTATGTAGCGTCATCTGAAAAAACTTTTGCTGTACTCTTTGGTGCTACTGGACCGTATTGTGCCGACATATCACCTAACTCAGGACCACCCACATACTGCGTATGCCAAACTACACCAATTTCAGATGATAACATCTGTTTTGCTAATTTACTATCTTCCGGAACAGCATATGTTATTAATTGTGGTTTGAAAACAATATAACTCTCACCATTAATTTTTTCTGTTTTTAAATCCTCTTTTGCAAAGAGAATATCGCCTTGTAAAATACCTTCTATACCTAACTTTTTAAAATGCTTGAGTGCAAGCATTAGTTTGTTTTGTAGACCAGGCGATTCGTGATTTTTTCTAATATCTGCGGGTGTTTTGTTTAACTTCGGACTCTTGTTAAATATGCTTTTAGTAGCAACAAAGAACCTACCATCTTTTGGATCTTTCCCAGCAAATATAGCAGGACTGCCGTCCCACTTAGTTGTTACTTTTGCTTTCTTACCGCCGTGCCCAGACAACATGCCAGCAACACTAGCAAGATGATTTAATGCCTTTTTTGCACCATTAAGTCCTTCATAGAATACTAAATCCTCTAAGTGAGTCATGTGTGTATTCTTACCTTCTGCTTCTAGCAATGTCCACTTTGCCATGTCCTTGCTTTCCCCGAATCGATATGTTCTTTCTTCTCTATTTGATCTTTCTTCTCTATTTGGCCTGTCATGGCTAGGGATCGGTTTTCTTTTAGTTACTGGCTTGTTGGGTTGTTCTTCGCTCTCTTCATCGTCTAATCCGATAAGATTAGCGGCGCCAGCAACTGCACCTTTTAAAAACTTTTCTACTTTACTGGCTGCTTTATTTTCCCAAGAGTCTGGGTTGGTGCCTTTATCCCAATTACCCTCGTTTAAATCAGATATCTTCACTTTCGCCCGCCCTGCGAATACCACGAATAAATTTTTTATTATCTTGTCCGCGTATACTATTGATGAGGCGTCTTTCTAGTTCAGAAGCAGTATCATGGTCGTAATTTTCATAAAGCTTGTTAACAAGATTTACGGCACTGTCAATGATGTGTATA